ACCGCCCATGTCCCTGAAATAGGTAGAGGCATTATCACCCCCTCCCTTCGCAATTATGCTACCGAAAATATTAGTACCTATCTTATTAAAATCTTCTGGCGACAGCTTTACTACAACGTCGTCTCCTTGAGCAGTTCTATTTTCTGTCAATGGAACTTCACGTCCGTCAGGACGTGTTACTACAGCAGATATAGAACCGTCCTCATTGGTTATAAATCTACTTATTTCAGTTTGTATACGACGCCCGTTTTCATCAGTAGCTACGTTGAACCTCGGGTCAGAGTTAAATACTCTTAACGCTAGTTCCGGCCTATCTTCATAAAGCTTAGCAATGTCGTACTGAAACAAAGCTCCGCTAGTGTCTGTAGGATTTATACGGTAATTACCTGCTTGCTCGACCTCAGCTGCTAAGTCTTTGTAAGACTGCGCATTTAACTGATTAGCCGCTTGCTGGTTAACAAGCTCTTGTCCTCGTGTGCGTGCAAGATTTTGAGGAGCATCTAGAACGCCAGACAAAGTCCCTAATATTGATCTAGCTACAGTAGACTGAACCATTTACCGCTCCAAATAACTATACGTCTTAAACAGACACTTTTTTAAATTCAACGTCGACTTTACTATAGTCAACCATGTCTTTCCCACTGCTATGCTTAATAACTGCCCAAGGCACTTCATCCGCCATAACGCCTTGGTAACGTTGCGGGCTACCTATATAGCTAAATTCATATATAGTAGTTCCTTTAGGAGACACGCCTACTTGCTTTATATCTTGCTTAACACTGCGATCACTAAAAGCCAAAAGCATTAAAGCTGATGCGCCTAGCTGTCCTATTGTGCCATAAGTTTGAGCTTTGGAAGCTGCTTTAGCTTGAGTGAAAGCGTTCTGGCGAGACATAGCGTCACCAGCAGCTGAACTTAGCTGGCTCTGCGAAGAACGGTTAACGCCTTGGCCTATGTTTATAAGGTCTGATAACAATCCAGTATTTGCTTCTCGTTGAGCAATGCGAGCATCATTTACTGACTGTACGCCGCCTAAAGTATTTGCCCGCTGCAACATAAGTTGCTGCTGCTGTATTTGTGCGGGGGTTAAAGCAGAACCATAACGAGACGCAGTACGGCTAGCTATGCCACCAGCTAGCCCTTGAGCAGTGCCTACGTCTTGCCGCGCCTGATCTATAAGGCTGGTATCAGTCTGGGCTTTGTTTAAAAGATCTTCTTCAAACCCTCGATAGTTTTGTAGGTAATCCATATACTCTTGGCGAGTAATATTAGCAAACGCTTGATCAGGGTTATTAACTGTAGGTAATGTGTTTCTTGGAATGCCAGCAGTGCTTAAGCCACGCTCTGCTAAAGACTCCGTATCCATGTACGCTAAATTAGACATATCAACCACCCCTCGCTCTAGAGGCTCTTAATCTTTCCCCAAAACCAGATGCGAGTCTTGTCCCGGAGCCGGGAATACCAGCGTTCATATTCGGAGTAAAGAAAGTACCGCCGCCTTGTATATTTTTTAGCCCTGAACCTACAAAAGCACTGCCTATGTCCACTGCAGCATTTAGTTTTGCCTGAGCGACATCTTGGTTTGCTCTAGCACGAGTCAGCGCTTCTGAGGTAGCCAGACGTGATGCTTGGGCCATGCCGGTTTGCGCATCTGCGGCTTGACCTCTAGCAGTGCCTAAGACATTAGTCTGCATTTTATTTTGTATGTCTTTGGCTGCTACATTGGCAACGCCGAGCTGTCCTTGGTAGGCCTGTGCTATATCGCCAGTGCGCGTCGCACTTTGGGTTTGTGCGTAGGAAGGAGCTGATGTAAGCGCTTGCATAGTGTCAGCGCCAGCGCGGCCTCTAAGGCCTGACTGTACGTCAGCTGTAAGAGATTGGTCTCGCATCTGCTGCAACAACGGGTCGTACTTCTGCTTGAAGTACTGATACTCCGCCATAGCGGTTGAAGCAGACGCTTGTTCTGCTGCTGAAGCTTGATAGTCTTGTGACTTTGGTCTAGCACCCATTACAGATACCTCTTAAATACGACTGTATCGACCTCCCATCCAGTATGCTCTAAGTAAGAGATAACTTTAGGTACAGCCGACCTTGTTTCTATCTTTGTAAACCCGGCAGCTTTTGCCACTTCTTCAAAGAAAGACAGATGCTTTACAGCTAGGTTAGTGCCACGTTCTTTGGCCCATGCTAGCCATATTAAAAATGTTCTTTCCCCGTTAAAAACGTCTGTTTCACCCGTGGATACTACGAACCCTTCGTTGGTCATCCATAAAACAGCTTGCTCTGCCTTACAAGCACCGTACACATGCTCCGGTGTAAATGTAAGATTAGAATCCGCCTCTAGTACATCTTCTACGCCTTGCTTAACCCAGTGCCATTCATTTTCTATGTCGGCAAATACAGGGTTACTAAACGTCTGATCTGTACCTGTGGCGTCGTCGTTTTGTCGGGGTGTAAAGTCCGCCATAGTTAACCTTCCTAGCTACTCCTGAGTCCGCATGTCTAGCTCTGCGTTCTGCAATCTGAATTCCTTCAGCGAATAAAGAACCGTATACCTGAGCGCCTGTGTAATCTGTCCAGTCCTTACTTGGCAACCTAAGCAATCTAAACAAAGCGCCGCTTACTATAGTATCCCTATAATCGTTTATAAGGTCATTATCAACGGCTGTAGAAGTGTGCGTAGGCTTAAGCTGCGCTCTAACAATAGTTGACGATGCTTGAGTTACAGCAGGTGTAGGGACAAGCCAGAAAGAAGACTGAGTCTGCTTTACAAAATACGCAGGTGTGCCAGCGCTATCAGCCTCCCTCCATTTAGGGACGCGTTGTTCTAGCAGGTTAGTGCTTATAGGCTCCAAGTCTTTACCGTTATGAACAACCCACATTATCTTGTGTACAACCGTGCCAGAGGGTGGCTCTAGGTCGTACTCGTAGATATTGGCTACAGTTGTTACTGGGTCAAGCTCAGCCTGATAAACGCCGCTCTTTTCACACAACTCAATTACTGCTGCACGAATATTGGTTTCGATAAGCGTGTCAGGACATCCGGGAACCATCGGGATTATTTCTGATAGCAATGTTTCGTAGGCTATTGCCATATGAGATTACCCCATTGGAGATACAGTGGCGGGACGGACATTGTCTATATTAGGAGACGTTACTGCGTCTATTTGCCCTTTCCCTGTTACCGAAACGTTAAATAACTGGAAGTGATTTACAGCTCGCTGCGAGTTACCTGCGTACTCTGCTTCTTTCATGTAAGCCATGTATAACACATAGTTCATGATCGCATTAGCGTAGATATCAGGTATGGCTAGGTTATCGCCTTGTGCTACTGTTGAAGGATTAGCAGAATACACTATCTCTAGAAAAGCGTCGGCTCCAGTGGCAACCCCTGGGTATACGTAGAAGTTGCGGGGGTTCGCTTCATCATAGATGTAGTGCTTGATAATGCTGCCATGAGCGGCATCACCAGTTACTAAAGGGTCATGCCAGCTAGGAGTATGAGCATCAACGATTTCGCGGGTTACTAGCCTGACAGCCCGCCGTCCTACTCCAGACTCAGCAGCTGACATGTTGCGTACTACACGTAGCAGCCTATTACCGTTGGCTGGTATTTCTTGTTTAGTGCCTTCGGCTAGCGTAATTGTAGTGTTAGTAGCAGATGCATCTGGCTTTAGTAGAGCTATTTCTCGCTGGGCATCATTAACCCAAAGAATCAGCTCGCTTACTACAGGCCAGCGTACGCCAGTCGTATCTTGCAGTGTTGCTTGAACGCGGTCTATGACGCTCTGTACTGTAACTGCCATAAGCTACCCTATCAGGAATTAAGGGCTATTTCCCAAGCTCGCTCACGTTCTTCAGAGCGTACTGTCCTTCCGACAGCTCTGTTAACTATAGCAGCTTTTGGAGAGCCGTCCGACTTAAAGTCTTGCGGATTACCCATCTCTATCAGTCGTTCGAGGGCGGCAACCAGCTCTAAGTCTACAACATCCGTAGTTTCTTCTGGCTCAACCACCAGAGTATCTACGTCTGTAATTGTTTCTGTGATTTGAATTTCTAGAGGGTCTTTTACTATAACACCTTCTATATCTTCTATCTGCTTAGCACCCATTTGAAGGGCTATAGCGCCTATAGTATGAGACACAGTTCGTGGCTCACCTGCCTTTAATAAAACAACCGCTCCAGATAGAGTGGCTATTCGTAAGTCTTTTCCAGACACTATTCTC